AAGAATTCTAAGATTTTCTTCTGTGGAGATTGGGCTCAGAACGATCTAATTAGATCGAAATGGGATGTTTCTGGATTACCTTATTTTATGAAGATTATCGAAAAGATGCAAGAGTTTGATATCATTGAATTTGGTATTGAAGATATCGTCCGTTCAGGAATAGTTAAATCATTTATTATTGCTAAGTCTGAAGTTGATGAAGAGTTGTTATCCAAAGACAAATAGTATATAATATATAAGTGAAGTTATTCAAACACAATAGATTAAATCTTCCTCAGTTACAAACCCAAGAGGGAAATGATAGAAGATATTACATTACTCCAGAAGGTAATTATTATCCATCCATCACAACTCTCTTGGGACAACTTTCTAAGGAATCATTAGATGATTGGAAGAAATCTATCGGTGAAGACAAAGCAAAACAGATATCAGATTATGCTTGTGAATTGGGAGAAAATCTACATTATGTTGTTGAAAAATATTTAGATAATGATCCAAAATTCTTATCGTACGCAACCGTACATTCTAAATATATGTTCTCTGCCTTACAAGATACACTTGATAGAATAGACAACATCTATACACAAGAAGCTACTCTATATTCTGACGTCCTTGGTCTAGCAGGTAGAACCGATTGTATTGCAGAATTTGATGGTGTTCCTTCTATCATAGACTTCAAAACTTCTAGAAAAGAAAAGAAAGAAGAATGGATCCAATCTTATTTCGTGCAAGGAACAGCATATTCTTTGATGCTTGAGGAGATGACTGGTATTAAGATTAAACAGATTGTAATTCTTATGTGCACATATGATTCACAACCTCTAATTTTTAGAGTGAATAGATCGAATTATTATTCTGCATTAAAAGACATTATGTGTAAACATCTTGGAGATTTGAAATGGCGATGACCTACAAAGACATTCAGAATTTGGCCGAAGTCGAATTAAAAATAGATAGATTCAATCTTGGTGAAGAAGCTACAAGAACTCCAAATATCCTAATGAGATTCCTGGATATCTATCGTTCAGAGAAGATTATTCTTCATAAGATGAATAAGAAATTAGACGAATTGAAGAAAGATAAATGGGAATATTATTCTGGAAAAGCCTCTGATGAAGTCTATAATGAGAAGCCTTTTGATATTAAAGTTCTCAGACAAGATCTGGATTTGTACATGAATGCAGATCCTGAATTATCCGATCTCATGTATAATATACAAACACAGAAAGAAAAGATCTTTTGTTTAGAAAAGATTCTACGTGGTATAGAACAGAGAGAATTTTCCATCAAGAATGCAATAACGATGATTCGATTTGAAGCTGGTGAAGTTACTTAGAAAAAGAGTTTTATCATGAGTGTTATAAATATGTCTGAATTGACATGAATATAACACTTAAATCATTTAATGAGACCTATGCTATTGTAGACGCCGAGCCAGGAATAATCCAAGAGTTATATGAACTCTTAAGTTTCGAAGTTCCTGGTGCAAAATATATGCATATGTACAGGAAGAGGTTGTGGGATGGATATGCAAGATTACTAAACAAACGTAACAACACTGTTGGTAAAGGTCTTGCACATTACATTAAATCTTACTGTGAAGAGAATGGTTATACGTTCAATCAAGAATTCGACAACAAAGGATTCTCTGAAGAAGTTGCAGACACGTTCATTAAATCTAACAGAATGTGTTCTGGTGGACGAGAGATCGAATTACGTGATTATCAATTAGATGCGATTAAACATGGGATCTGTAACAACAGATCTATCACAGTATCAGTAACTGGTTCTGGAAAATCGATTATCATTGCATCACTAATCAAATTCTATAACGAAAATGTAGAAGGAAAGATTCTTCTGATCTGCCCCACCACTTCTCTGGTAGAACAGTTATATTCAGATATCGCAGATTACTATCCAGATTGGGATATTAAACAAGATATAACAAGAATATATTCTGGTATGGAGAGAGAAAATAAGAAGATTATTCTAAGTACGTGGCAGAGTCTGTATGACAAACCTCCTTCTTATTTCGAAGATATCGAAGTTGTTATGGGAGATGAATGTCACCTCTATTCTGCGAAAGAAGTTTCAAAGTTATTCGATAAATGCATCTATGCCAGATACAGACACGGTTTCACCGGAACCCTATCTGGTGAAAAGATTCATCAACTACAATTAGAAGGTATATTCGGGAAAGCCAGACAGATCACAACTACATCAGATCTAATCAGTAAATCGCAATTATCAGATTTCAAGATTAATGCATTGGTTTTATCTTATTCTGCTGCATCTAGAAAAGCTGCAAAAGAATTCTCTTATGAAGAAGAAGTTAAATTCTTAATCTCTAACGACAAGAGAAATCGTTTTATCGCAAAATTAGCAGCTAGCACAAAAGGTAATACACTCGTTCTATTTTCAAGAGTAGAAACGCATGGTGAACTAATATACAATCTTATTCAAAAATATACTGATAGACCAGTCTATTTTATATATGGTGGTACAGATGTTGATATTAGAGAGGATGTAAGAATAAAAATTAATTCTATTAATGATGGAATTATCGTTGCTTCTTCACAGATATTTTCTACTGGTATCAATATTCCTTCACTCCAGAATATTATATTCACACATCCTTCTAAGTCTAAGATAAGAGTCTTACAATCTATCGGAAGAGTTCTAAGATTATCGATAAATAAGTCGGGTCCAGCAATTCTTTTCGATATAGTAGACGATCTTAAATTTAGAAATAAAACTAATTTTTCTATGAAGCATTTTTTAGAAAGAGCAAAACTTTACGTTCAAGAGAACTTTAACTACAAAATCGTAAATGTTGAATTGGAGAAATAATATGGATATCATTAAGATCCCGAAATCGAATTATGAGAGAAAGATTCCAAGTACTATAGAAGAAGCTATGGTAGAATTGGATAGAAGAATTATGATTACTGCAAGAGAGAATCTTGGACAAGTACAAGCTAGAGTAATCTTTCGTGAATTACTTGAAGATTATACAAAAGGAATGGAATCGAAATCTCAGTATATCGTTACTCTGTAGTGCAGAACACTACTCTTCGATACCTATCCAGTAACCATATAGATATATCTATTACTTAAAACGGCTACATACCTATTATAGCTTCCAAAGACAAGAAAGTCAATATCCGATTTAATAAAAACATATTGCTTTCTTTTCATATGAGTTATATAATAGATGTATGATACTTAACATACCAATGACTAATGATTTACCAAATATAGAAGACATTATCATTAAACCAGAAGATATTCTTAGAGAAGTGAAAGACTTAGCTCTCAATAATAAGATGAATTATCTAGAGGCAACTGTATACTATTGTGAGAAGAATAACTTCGATCTAGAAGCTGTTTCTAGGACTATTCCACAGTCACTTAGAACTCTTATCGAACAATCAGCAAAAGAGTTGAGGTTATTCAAGAAGTCACATAATTCTTCTAACACACTACCGATATGAGTGAGATCTTTTCTGGTTATGATGCTTATGTAACTTATCTTGCATTTAAGTTGCATTTTTCGAGTAAGACTTACAATTTCTTTAAGTTTAATGGAAAAACGAAAGCTAATCCAATTTCATATGAATCCAGAAAAGATAGATATCATTTTGAGAAAATAGCTGCGAGAATATCAAGAGACACTTTTATTGAACGGATGCTTGTTGAATATCTAGATAACCAGAATTTTTGGATTAAGGATATTCTTACTGTAGACAACAAATCAAGACATCTAGTTTGGAGAGGATATATAGAAAGTTTCCATTATTCATTTAAATCTGAACTAGGAAAGATCAAGGAATATTGTCTTCTGAACGAAATAGAATACAAAGATCTTTTCAAAACGAAAGGAGTCACACATCCTCTTATTTTCAAGTTGTTTCTTAAAAAAGAGATTCGTCTAGAAACATTTATTTGTATCGATATTCTAATCAAGATCTCAGATAAGATGAATGTTGAGACTAAACCACGTGATCCTGTTTGGGATGAAACTAATACTCTTATGATTTATTACTTTCCATTCATTCAACAATTTATTCCGGAAAAAGGTCTCTTGAAAAAGATATTCCTAGAAGTTTTCAGTTGATAAATTATAGCACATAAGTTATTATAGTAATGGAGGTGCTTATGGATGATGAGTTGATTGTTCTTGAACCAGAAGATGGCGATGAGAAAGGATTTGTATCCGACGAAGATTTTGATAGTGTCTTTGATATAGAAGACTTTGATGAAGAGACTCTAGAGAACTTAATTGGTGAAGTTCAAAGTTCTATTGACTTTCTAGAAGATATTGTATACAATATGTACTATTCCTATAATAGATTAAAAGAAGAAACGACAGAACGTATAAATACATTAGAAATTGAGAATAAGAATTATTGTGAAGAGCTTAAAAAACTCTATCAAGAATTAGCAAATAATAAGCAAGAATAGCAAATTAGCAAAAAAGGAAACAATATGAATTTCGCAGATCTAAAAAAGAAGTCAAAGTCTAATCTAGACAATCTAGTAGCAGAATTAGAGAAAGTGTCTTCGGGTGGAAACAAGTACCAAGACGATCGTTTTTGGTCAGTTCCCATGGACGAAAAGACTGGAAATGGTACGGCTCTAATTCGTTTTCTTCCAGCTGGAAAGAATGACAAGTTACCTTGGGTTACAGTTTATTCACACTCATTCCAGGGTCCTGGTGGATGGTATATTGAGAATTCACTAACAACTATTGGTAAGGCAGATCCATGTGGAGAGGTTAATCAGGAACTCTGGGCCACAGGTATCGAAGCTAATAAAGAAGTTGTTCGTAAGCGTAAGCGTAAGCAACAGTATATTGCCAATATCTACGTTATTTCGGATCCAAAGAATCCACAGAACGAAGGCAAGATTATGCTGTTTAAGTTTGGCAAGAAGATCTTCGAAAAGATTCAAGAAGCCATGAAGCCTGTTTTCGAAGGTGACAAGGCTGTTGATCCTTTTGATTTTTGGCAAGGCGCTAACTTCCGTCTAAAGATTAAGAAAGTAGAAGGATATCCTAATTACGATAATTCTTCCTTTGAAGCACAATCGCCTCTATTTGATGGAGACGATGAGAAGTTAGAGACAGTATGGAATTCACTATACACTTTAGGTGAATTTACTGATCCTAAGAATTTCAAATCTTATGATGAATTAAAGGCACGTCTTGATAAGGTTCTTGGTTCTAAGCCTGCTGCACCAAAGAAGATCGAGGAACCGATGCCAACTAAGCCATCTCCTAAGATGGAAACTAAGAAGGTTGAAGAGGATATGCCTTGGAAAGCTGACGAAGGTGAAGATGAGGATGATTCTTTGGACTTGGACTTCTTCCGAAAGCTAGCTGAAGAATAAAAACCCAATAAAAAATTATATTCCCTTTAGTTTCAGTCACTTGCAGTTAAGTCATTGATTCTAAAGGGAATATTCTTTTTGACATTCGCCTCTTCGTCGAGGTATAATGGTTCTATGGTTGTTAACGAATACGTTCAAGAGTGTGAAACTGATTCCTGTCCGAAATTGATCGTCCGCCTGTGCACTGGTGAATTGTTTGGTGGTGTTACCAATTATGTAGTCGGTGCTCCCGATCGTGCAGATGCGGAATTCCATATCGACGATTACAAGGAAACATTTTCTCGTAGACTACGGAACGGCAGTCTGAATATGGGATCTTCGGCGACTCTGTCTTGGGTTAAGAACGATAAATCTTTCATCATGGACTATTGGGATTCTGCGGAAGTCACTTTATAAAAACTGTATCTCGTTTGTTTTCAATCACTTGCACTAAACCGTTGAAAACAAACGAGATATTCTTTCGGAAAATATTGCTTTCTTGGATTGCATAAGGTATACTGGTTCTAGTATGAAATTCTTCCACTTTAATCAAAATAATTCTTTCGGACAATACGACGGTCCTGCTCTAGATGTTGTGATCGAAGCTGAGAATGCTAAAGACGCCAATCATCGTGCAGAAGCCAACGGATTGTACTTCGACGGATGTATGGACGGTATCGATTGCAAATGCTGTGGCGATCGTTGGTCTCGTCAATTCTCTTGCGAAGAGGGTAGTTCCACACCTTGTGTATATGGCGAAGAATTGGTTCTTGTAGATGAACCAACACAAAAGTTGGTTGTATTTGCAGATGGTTCTAAAAAGTACGCTCGATACAAATAATTTTTTTAGAATCACTTGACATCTAGTTCAGAATACGGTATAATTTAAATATGTTTGAAGAACCGTGGTACAGAAAACCAACAAAAGAGATTAAGATTGACCAAGAAGTATATTCAATCGTTGCTGAATGTGCTGTGAATGTTAAAAATATTCGGGTCGATACTTCTGGTACTCCAATCTTTGATTTAGAGGATTGTTTTGGTGCATATTACGTCGCTCGTTTTAGTGAAATTATGGAGATTATCTAATGACACCGCCTAAGAATATTATTCGTGCACTTCAGGCCGATCGTTCACGTCTAGGAAAAGAAGCTATTCTTGAACGTGAGTGTCGTGATGGTAACGACATTCTATTCTACGGAATGAAGTATGCACTAGACAGTTTCATGACTTTTGGTGTGAAGCAAATTCCAGAAAAGACTGATTCTGGTACAGGTCTCAATTGGGGCGAATTTACAGAACTTCTGACTAAACTTGTTAACCGCAAGCTTACTGGTAATTCAGCCAAAGAAGAGATTACTCGTCTCATGAACCAAGCCACTCAAGATGAATGGAATAATTGGTATCGTCTGATCCTCATCAAAGATCTTCGTTGTGGTGTTTCTGAGAAGACTATCAATAAAGTTGTAAAGAATTTGTCTGCATCAGACAAGTATCATACTAAGTATATTATTCCGACTTTCTCTTGTCAGCTTGCTCAAGATTCTACAGATCAACAGACTAAGATGACTGGCGAGAAAATCTTAGAAGTCAAATTAGATGGTGTTCGAGTTTTGACATTCGTGTTTCCTGATGGTCGTGTGATTCAATATTCCAGGAACGGAAAAGAGTTAGATAACTTCCCAAAGATTCGTGAGCAATTTGTTAACATTGCTAATCATCTTTCCGATCCATGGGTATTTGATGGTGAAGTAATGTCGGCTAATTTCCAGGATTTAATGAAGCAATTAAATCGAAAGGATAATGTTCAGACAGATGATGCAGTTCTTCATCTATTTGATATGATTCCTATGGAAGATTTCTTGGCAGGGTATTCTGCAATCACTCAAGAGATTCGTTCTAAGGCATTAGAAATTTGGTATGATGAATTCGAGTTGGTTGTTCCGAATGTAAAGATTCTTTCCAATCGGATTGTCGATCTAGATACTGTTGTAGGTCGTGAGATTTTCCGTGAGATGAATGAGGCAGCGATCGAAGGTGGATATGAAGGAATCATGATTAAAGATCCTTTGGCTCCATATGAATGCAAGCGGTCTTCTTCTTGGTTGAAGTTGAAGCCATTCATTGATCTTTCTCTCGAAGTGGTTGCTGTTGAAGTTGGGACTGGTAAGAATGCCGGATCTCTTGGTGCTATTGTTTGTGAAGGTGTTGATTCTGGAAAGACGATTTCTGTTAATGTTGGAACAGGCTTCACTGAAGAAGAACGAGCAGAGATTTGGTCCGCTAAAGATTCTGTTATTGGTCAGATTGCAGAAGTTCGGGCGGATGGTATTACACAGAATCAGGATGGAACATATTCCTTGCGATTCCCACGATTCCTTCGCTGGCGTGGTTTCGAACCTGGTGAAAAGATTTAGTTTGACTATGTGTTCAAAATAAAGTATAATAAATAGTATAGTAACGGAATGTGGCTCAGCCTGGTTTAGAGCGCCTGCCTTGGGAGCAGGAAGTCGTAAGTTCGAATCTTACCATTCCGACCATTTATTCCCTCATCGCCTAACTGTAGAAATATTATTCTTGGTTCGTGAGTCCAAGTGAGGGAGCCAAAATTCGGCTCATGGTACTAGTCGACCATGGTAAGAGGATAATCCTGAGACTATAAAAATCCGAAAACAAGTTTAAGGTGAATTATATGAAATACATTCTACTATTGTCAATTCTTTTCTTTGGATTATTTAATCCATCATATAGTGATGTGCCTAAGTATTGTAAACCACATGGATGTTGTGTAGATAAGTGTCCATGCGTAAAGAAATGTTTATGCGATTGTTATTGCAAGAGAAAGAAATAATGCTGTGATAGCTCAATTGGTAGAGCAGCGGTTTTGTAAACCGCAGGTTATCGGTTCGAGACCGATTCGCAGCTCCAGTTTTGTGGTTGATGGCGTATAATAGTGTTAGTCTAAAGAGGTGATACTTCCGGAGGTCCCGGGAAATCTTGGTTCGAATCCAGGCCATTATTATACAGGAGTCTAAAAAGTATGCATGAGATTGGCTACCACAAATAGACAGAATTAGAAATTTCTAGATAACTTCTGATGATGTTTATAACAATCTCACAAAATGTGGTTAAATTAATCGTGTTCATCCAATAGTAGGAAAGCGGGATATCAAATTCCTGAGGAATCTTGGTGCAACTCCAAGACACAATTAATTGAGTTCGAGGTTAACTACCACCAATAGAAAGGATCTGTTCTGTTGATAACCTCAAAACACACAAAAAAAACACAAAGGAGAATTATTATGGGAATGACGCCATATGAAATTCGTTTAGAAGTATTGAAGTTAGCTAAGGATGTACTGGAACTTCCAGTCATGCAAACAAGAGAAGCTTTGATTGATGAATATCACGTAAATCGTGCAGGTATGGATATCGAATATCCTAATCTTCCTAGTCTGCCCACTACAGAGCAGATTATTGCTGAAGCTGAGAAGTTAAACTACTTTATCAGTAACGGATAGATAAAGAGAATGATGGCCATACCATCAGGTTGGTCTCTGCCACAAAGCAGGGATTAGGCTTCTGGTCCCGTGAGCCATTTCAATCACGGGACGCCAATCATTAGGAATATACATTATGAATATCATTAAAGGTGATCTAATTGGATTAGCCGAACAAGGTTATTTCCATATTATTGTACATGGTTGTAACTGTTTCTGTACGATGGCATCCGGAATCGCAGGTCAGATTTCAAAACGATATCCAGGAGCAGCCGAGATCGATGCTCAAACTATTCGTGGTGATCGATCTAAACTAGGAACATTCACTCACTATCAAACTGACATCGGTTTCTATATCATCAATGCATACACACAATACACTTTCTCTAGGGGAGAAGATGTTTTTGAATATAAGGCATTTGAACATTTTCTTCAAAATCTCAAAGAGAAAATTCTATCTATTAGATCTGAAGCGGATATCGAATCTGTAATTCGTATTGGATTTCCTAAGATTGGATGTGGTTTAGCTGGTGGAGACTTCACACGTGTTCTAGATATTATATTAGACTTCGCTGAAGAAAATTGTGATATTATCGATGTCACTATGGTAATCTATCAGGAAAGATAATGAACATCGGAATTATTGGATCTAGGAAACGGAATAGTCGAGAAGATTTCCTTGCTCTTGTTAAGATATTAACCAATCTTATTATTGAAGATGAAGATTGTATAGTTTCTGGTGGATGTAAAATAGGTGGCGACTCTTTTGCTGAAGAGATCGCCACCAAGTGTGATATACCAATTATCATTCATAAACCAGATTCAGATCTAATCCAAAAATATTTAGATGATGGATTGCCCCATAAGGCTGCATATGCAAAGGCTGCATATGCAAGAAACACATTGATAGCAAGAGATTCCGATTACTTGATAGCATTAGTTTCACCGGATAGAAAGGGTGGAACAGAAGATACTATTAAAAAATTTCTTCAGAGATTGACTATTACTGAAGAACAAGCTATAATTATAGGTAAGTTGATTATATTATGAAAACAGTGATTGAGAATGGCGAAGAGGTATTCTACTGGGTAGAGAACAAGTCTTATGAAGACGATTATGGTTCTTTACATATTAACTATGTTCCATATAGAAAGGATTCTAAAGGTGTAGTCAAAAGACTTAGTCCAGAGAGTTACGCTCTCCATTGGATGGATGCCGAACAATATATTCCGAAAGTTCGAACTCTTGTTCAACGTTGTGAACACTGTGGTTCTGAGAAATGGGAGTACACATGAAACTGTGGTTAGATGATGTCAGACCGTGTCCGTTTATCGGTGATTGGAAGATCGCAAAAGATTATGAACAAGCCATCTATATAATGGAAAATTTTGAGATTGAAGAAGCTTGGTTAGATCACGATCTCGCACCAGAACACTACGAAGAGACTGAAACTCAAGAAGAAACTGGTTATGATGTTGTTCTTTGGATGAAAGAGAATAATAAATGGCCTACTAATGTTTGTATGGTTCATTCCATGAATCCTGTTGGTGCCAGAAGAATGTGTGAGATTATTGCCCAACACTATGGCACACAAGATCCTATGAGGCATTATATTCCTTTCATGAAGATCGAATCTACCCTTAAAGGAATAGATGATCGTAGAGATTGACATTATAATTAGATGAGGGTATGATATATGCCAATTTATGATTACAAATGTAATACTTGTGGGAAAGAATTCGAGATCCTACTAAAGATGGATGAAGAGATCGAACGATATCCTGGTTGTGATAACCAAGATTGCGATGTGTCACGATGTGTTTCCGTCTCTTCCTTTCATTTGAAAGGGACTGGTTGGTACAAGACTGATTATAAGTGATAGGTGAATAGATGATTAAACTGCAAATGTATGAAGTGACATTTCGAGTTGGACAGAGTAATTACAAATATTCTCAATATACTAAACCATGCGATTATTGGCGTTCACATCAATACGTTAAACATCTATTAGCAAAAGATTTAGATGAGGTTATTAATGTGTGGCCGGAAATCCTCAAAAAGGAATTTCCTGTTGAAGACGGTACTGGTGGAAGTCATTATTATGAAGATCCTGTTTATGGAGATCTTTTTAAATTTGTTTCGATCAAGTTGGTAAAAGAAAGTATTCTCTTAAATGATAAGGTGACGACATAATGAATACATACAATAAAGTACAAAGCACCGAAATTACATACGATCCTTGCCCACTAATTAGAACTGACGAATATATTTTCTTCTATGGTGGAGTGTTTTCACAATGGTATCCTTCTAAGTTTTTCTTAGATGGAATTTGGTTTGACAATGCTGAACAGTATATGATGTGGTGTAAGAATAGATTATTTCGTGGGCCATATGAAGCAGATATCTTAATTGCAGATAATCCTTCTGTTTGTAAATCTATAGGAAGGAAGATTCCAAATTTCGATAAAGATTTGTGGGATTCTCTGGCAAAGACTTTTGTTTACACAGGCAATATGGCAAAGTTCACACAAAATCCGGATTTACTCAAGATTATGATGGAACAACCAGGAGAATTTGTTGAATGTTCACCTGTAGATAAAATCTGGGGAATCGGTTTACCTCTTGGTGACAAACGTTGTTTTGATAAACCTCAATGGAATGGACAGAACTGGCTTGGTAAAGTTCTAACTGATGTTAGAGATTCGCTAGCTCCCATATATCGCTCATGACTTGGAATAATTATTTTATAGAACTATTGGATTCTATTGCGATTAAATCTAAAGATCGCACTAAGACATCTGCAATTATTGTAGGAAAAGAGAACGAAATTAGATCAACTGGTTTCAATGGATTTCCTAGAGGAGTTGATGAAACAGATCTAACAAAGTGGGAGAAGCCTGAGAAATATTTCTGGGCTGAACATTCTGAAAGAAACGCTATCTATAATGCTGCAAGAATGGGTACATGTATTAATGGATGCACGATATATGTTTCACATTTTCCGTGTGTAGATTGTGCTAGAGCAATTATCCAATCAGGAATCAAGAACGTAATCGTATCACCTAAGAATCTAGAAGCATTTAAACATAAAACATCTCAATATTATGAACATGAATCAAGAACAATCGAGATGTTTAGACAAGCAAAGATTTCTCTTGTTATCTATGGTGAAGAGATTCCGAATGGTGATATCACAGAAAAAGAAGACTTAAATAGTTTATGGGGAGTATAGAATGAAATATAACGAAAAAGAGATCTTATCTGATATCGAAGAATTCATTAAGTCAACATATAATTCACATTATGTTAATGGTAATGACATTCAAGTTAACGATTTGATTATGGTTATTGGACATGCAGAAGGTGCATTCATTTCCAATGCTATCGAGTATCTGGCACGGTATGGAAAGAAAGAAGGATATAATGTGAAGGATCTATACAAGGCAATCCATAACATAATTCTTCTTATTAACTTGAAGCATAAACTACAAAATCAGAATCCTACAGATATCCAACTGCTACTTGAGTTTTCGGATAATGGAGTTAAACGATGAAATTTAATACACTTGAAGAATTAATCGAATATCGAAATACAATTTTGAATCAATTGTACAATAATCTATGTGTTGTATCCTTCATCAAGAAGGATGGCGACGCAAGAGTTATGTTATGTACAACAAGTCCGGATTTTGTTCCTGTAGTTGAGAAGAAAACAGATAGAGTTAAGAAATCTAATCCATATGTAATTTCCGCTTTTGACCTAAATAAAAGCGCATACAGATCTTTTCTAGTAGAAAATATTTTGGATGTAACAATTCTAACTGAAAAGGAAGTAAGACAGTATGTTAAAGAAACTTCTGTGTCTTAGTTTAATTTTTGTTTTCGCAACTAACTTATACGCTAATAGATGGCGTAGATATCCAACTCATTATCATACCTATCCAATCCATAATCATAATCGTTCAAATCAAGGACAAGGAATAACACCTGGTGCTGCGACTGCTATTGGTTTGGGTGTTGGTATTCTGGGATTCGTTATTGGAAGATCTACGAAATCAAAAGAAGTTGTTTACAAAGATCAGAAAATTCAATGTAAAGACTTTGATATTAAAGTGACAATTGATGGTGAAGAGAAGAAAGCTAAAGTAACTAAATGCAGAACTGATGATGGAGAATGGAAGATTCCAGATTAATCCTCGAAAATTCGTAAATCTAAATATGTGTGGCAACTAACTATTGCCACACAAACACATTTAAGGTATAATATAAGTGAGGGACTTATGAAGACTATTTATCTAGAAAAGAAATATCCTAATGAACAAATTCTGGGACAATTCTTAGACGAATCTCATTATGATATTCTAATCGAAGAAGATTGCGATGTATATAAACCTTTGGAGCATACTGTCGATGCTTTTGGTAATGAAATCCAAAATGGTGAACATAATCTTCTACTTAAATTCAGGAAAGGTGTATTCTCTCCAGAGTTAGTCAAGATGGCTTATGAAGGATTGAGAGATGCTGCTGGTGAGTCACAAAATCGTGGTATCGCTGCTGGACCAAGAACAGAGAAATCAACAGGAAGAGATTGGGTAACTGCTTTACAAGAAAGATTGATTGATGTTTTATCTGGATCGATGAATACTGTTACATCAGATGATCCTATTGCTGAAGCTTATGCGAAAGCTAAGACTTCAGAAGAAGTTTCTACAAAAGGGAGAGTTTGGTTAACTCTCAAGAGACCAGCAGGATTTGATTTTGATGCTTGGGTAGAGAAGACAGCGAAACTATCATATAAAGATAGATTAAAAGAAGTTGAAATTATCAATGATTGGATCTCAGATACTTCTTATGCTAATCCTGTATTCTCTGGTATTGCTGGCTCCTACGAGAAATATCCGAGGATTCCGTACTGCAGACTAACTTCGTACACTTCAAATCATAGAGAAGTTTTCAGTACTGCGATTCCATTTATCGAGAAAATTTCTGAGATGTTTCAAGAGTTGGTTCCTGGTAGATTCGAAATTCAGAAAGCAGCTATTGCTAAAGTGGATCCAGAATACAAGATAGGTAATTCCGTTTATTCTACTGTTACTGTTAACAAGAATTACAGAACAGCTGCACACCGTGATGCTGGTGACTTCAAAGAAGGATTTGGTAATTTAACTGTAACTTCGAATGGTAAAGATTGGGAAGGATGTTATTTGGTTTTCCCTGAATATAGAGCTGCTGTTAATGTGAAACCTGGTGATCTCTTGTTAGCAGAATTACATTCTATCCACGGTAATACAGAGATTTCTTCACCAAATAATGATCATGAAAGAATTTCTATTGTATGTTATATGCGTGAGAAGATTGTTGAGTGTAGAGAAAAGATTTATGAAGACACCAGATACAATTTTATTGAATCCAGAAGAAAGAATTCTAAACATCCTCTTTGGTATGAGCGCTGGAATGGAGTCTCAGCTGGATGGGATAAGAGTGAGGAATGGTACAAGTATCTGGTAGATAATGGATTGCATGAATATGCGTCTGAGATAGAAGAAGAAGTTTTCGGTAAGAAGACTGCAACCTTGGATATTTAATATGAAAATTTTAGTAATTGCACATGATTTTAATAATGTGGGTGGGATACTCAATCACACAGAGCAACTCATGGCTGGATTCAAAGATCTCGGCCATGAGGTAGAATTACTCTGTGTTAAAGCTTCCAAGAAATCTCCTGGTAAGTTGACAAAAGATTTAAGTCAATATACTATTGGAGAAGGATCAGGTTATCCTATCCATCAAGGAAATGGGTGGGGTGTTCCATATGAACCATTTCTTTCTTCTGAATGGATTCAAAGTTTTATCAAGAGAGCCAACGAATTCGATATGGTTATTTGGGAATCTATTTTCGGATTCAAATCCAAAGAAACTGAAGGCGAAACTGAATGGGTTAAGATGATTACTAATTTAGATGCTAAGGTTAAACAAATAGCAATCGTTCATGATGGTAATCTATTGAAGTACTATCCTTGGATTCATAAGTTAAAGGATAATATTTCTGGATTAGCTTGTGTGCATCCTAGTGCTTTTGAATCTGCAGAACAGATGGAGATCCCTAGATCTCTTATCGTCAATCCACAAAAGCCTATTGAGAGAGGAGATATTCCATTCAATACAAGAAAGAATCAGATTCTATCTCTTCAGACATTCAAAAGATGGAAGAGAGTTGATGATCTGGTGGCTGCTGTTCCACATATGTCATCATATGCAAAAGTAATTGTTGCAGGAGATGGTATTGAACGTGCATACATGACGT